GTATTAATTAATGGTATCTTCCAAAGACCAACAGTTGATTATGATTTGGTTTTACGAGATGAACAAAATAATGGTGCGATAGCTATTGGTGCATCAATATCATTTAGAGGTCAAACTTTATTGACTATTCCTAGAGGTGGTAAAGTAGATGAAGTGGATCCTGTTGCTTTAGGTGCAAATTATCAACCAAGAATACCAGCAGGAGCTTCTGCAGTTGTTAATGGATCGGGAGTCATAACTGGTGTTAATATGTTGGCTAATGGTTCAGGTTATTTTTCAGGATCAGTAAATGTAGAAGTTCATAATCCACTAGGAACAGGAGTAACAGCTGTTTTAGCTGCAACTGTTGGAACTGGTAATAGTGCTGGTATGATTACTGGTATTAATGTTACAAGTGGTGGTAGTGGATATAATGCACAATTCCCTCCAGTAATAAAAGTGGGTATTGCGACTGGATACTCTAATCTATCCGTTACAGGTGGATCAGGAAACGGATTAAAACTTGATGCAAGGGTTGGTTCTAGTGGATCGATAATTGATTTTAATATTACTGATAGAGGATTTTCATATAAAAACGGTGAAGTACTAACAGTTCAGGGCATACCTTTTAGAGCTGGAGTTTCTACATCACCATTCACACTAACAGTAAAATCAACAATTGATGATAAGTTTGCTGGATTTAGTTTTGGTCAATTAGTTCCTCTAGATGATTTCTCGGCAGAATTTGATGGTGTAAAGAGATCTTTTGTTTTAACTCAAACAAATATAACAAAAGAGGTTGTGACTATCTTATCTCTTGACACTTCAATTGATGCAACAAATAACCTTTTAATATTCATAAATGATGTATTACAGAAACCTAGAGAAAACTATACTCTCGAAGGTGGTACTACAGTTATATTTGATGAGCCACCAATAGAGGGAAGTAAATTACAAGTCTTATTCTTTAGAGGTGGTAATGATGATATTGAAGCTTTAAATCCAATTCAAACTGTTAAAGTTGGTGACAAACTTCAATTATTGAAAGACCTACAGGTTCCAAATCAAAGTGATCGTGTCATATCTGACTTAACTGATGTTAGTAGAGTAGAGACACCTTCTTATGGAGGAGGAGGGATTAGTACAAATCCTAGTTTACTTAGAGTTGTTTCATGGAAAAAACAAGACAGAGACTTGGTTGTTGATGGAGTTACTGTTGGTAAAGATAGAGCATTACAAGCTGCTAATTTCTTCCCCAATGCAAGATTAATCAGAAATGTTGGAGTGTCATCTGGTACGACTTATGTTGATAATGCTTTTCCATTGTTTAGTGCCTATGATAATAGAACAAGCAGAGATACAATTCCAGGCTTAATAGAATTTATTAACACACAGGATATAAGTGTTGGTAGAGCAGTAGCTAATGTTTCTACAGGAGGTAAAGTTTCTTCAATCACTGTTACTGAAGGTGGTGCTGGACATCAAAACGCTCCTACTGTATCAATAGCTAACTTTAATAGACTTCCTTCTGGAATAAACACTACAAGTTTTGAAACTATTCCTCTCATTGAAGAAGTTGGTAGAACTTGGAATAAGATAACTGCACCTCTGGATATAAGTTATAACGCTATTGATTACACTCCTGAAGGTGTGTTTGTAGCCGTTGGAAGCACCTCTGGTATTCACACATCTACGGACGGAAATAATTGGACTGTTGCAACTACAGGAAACTTTGGAACATTTAAAGGTGTTGTAGGACTATCATCTGAGGTTGTAGCTGTAGGTGGTGCTGGAACCATTGCAAGAAGTACAAACGCAGCTTCAAGTTTCACAGGCACTAATATCTACCAAAGAAAACAAGTTGGTTTCATTCCAAGTTACACACCACGAAATATATCACAAAGTTTAAATGCAGCTGCTGTAGGAACATACATATTTCCTAACGCACTTACTGGTATTAGTACAACTACACCACATGAAAGAGTTGTTGTGGTTGGTGCTGGTGGAACTATCCTTTACACAGAACCAGGCCTATCGGGACTTACAACATCATTTATTATATCTAATAAATTTGCATCTCAAGACTTTCATGATGTTGCATATCATGACGGTACGTTTGTTGCTGTTGGTAATCAAGGATCAATTTACAAATCAATAGATGGTGAAACATGGTCTGGTGTAACTACCACATCCATTACCACTAATTTAAAAGGTATAGCTTATGGTTCTGATAAATGGATTGCGGTTGGAGCTGCAGGGACAATTATATCCTCCGTAGATAACGGAAATAATTGGTCTGTTGTATCAGCTGGTGGCACATTCCAGTTAAACAGTGTCCACTATGAAAATAATGTTTGGTTGGCTGTAGGTGGTGCTGGAATGGCTATGAATTCTATTGATGGTTCGACTTGGTTTAAAAAACATGTGGTTGCTGGAGGAGTTCCTATTGGAAAACAACTGAATGGAGTTGTGTATGGTGATAACAAAATGGTTGCAGTAGGTATACAGTCAAGTATTGTTTGGAGTGGTTATGAAAAAGTTGGTGCAACCGCAACCGCAACCGTTGGTGCTGGTGGAACTATCAGTGCAATAACTGTTACTGATGGTGGATTTGGATACACACCAAATACAAATCCAACTGTATTGTTAAGTCAAGAAACTATTACTCGTGAAAAATGTGATACAGTAAATATATCTGGTGACTATGGAGTCATAACCACTGCTGAATACAAAGCGAGTGGCCCTAATAGTTTACCCGCCATAGAACTTACATTAGATTCAGATGTATTTCTTAATAAAGCTGCATTTGGAAATATTGCAAGAAGCACAATTTCTGTTGGTGATTACTTTGTTGTATATAATTCAAGAGTTGGCACTGCTGGAACTGGGCCAACATCAATAGATAAGGATTCAAATATTGTTGGTCAAGGAACAACAATGATAGATAATATCTATAAGGTTGAAACAGTAACCAACATTAATGCAGATACTGTTAAAGTTGCATGTAATGTCAAGTCTTATGCCTCTGGTATTGTTACTACAGCCTCTGGGACAAACTTAGGTTACTATAGTTTTGGTAAATTGACAAATATAACAAGATCATCTAGTCCAAAATCATTTAGTTCTAATAATCTTAACGGTTATATTGGTGTAACAACCTCGTCATTGGTCAGACGTATTAATCCATTATCTGTAACTTACAGTAACTTTGACCAAAGCTCATAAATAAACAAAAATAGTCTAATAAAATGCCTGCGATTATTTCAGATCAATTTAGAATATTAAATGCTGCGAACTTTGTCGCTGGTGTACAAGATGCATCGCAGAATTATTATAGTTTTATAGGTCTACCAAATTCTCAAGATACCACAGCTGGTTATGGCCAAGCTGACTGGAATACAAATACTCCATCACCTATGGATGGATTTAAAGAATATAATGATGCGTGGGATACCATGCTTGGTCTTAAAAAGATAAGTGTTGATGATGTTCAAAGAATGGTTAAAAAAACCACTTGGACAGCTGGTACAGTATATGAAATGTATAAGAATGGATATACTAGAGAGAATCAGAGTCCTAAAACATCTTCCACTAATTTATATGATGCACAATATTATGTCGTAAATAGTGATCTTAAAGTTTATCTTTGTATTAATAATGGTCAAAGTCCAGATAACCCACAAGGTAGACAATCCTTAGATGAACCAAATTTTGTTGACCTAGAGCCAAGAGCTGCTGGTACATCTGGTGATGGATATATTTGGAAATACCTTTACACTATCAAACCAGCACAAATTATAAAATTTGATTCTATTGATTTCATGCCAGTTCCTAATGATTGGGGAGTTGGAGATAATACAGATGTTAAAAATAATGCAGTTGATGGTAAAATAGAAACTGCTGTTATTGTAAACGCTGGAGATGGATATCAACCTATTGGTACTACGTTTAACAATATTCCTATCTTAGGAGATGGAACTGGGGGAAAATGTTCCGTTACAGTCAACTCTCAGGGTAAAGTTTCTGATGTAACAGTAACAAATGGTGGAACTGGGTATACAAGTGGAACAGTTCAATTCTATCCTGGCGCTCCAGGCACTGAGGTAGGTG